CCGTACTCATCTCCAGATTGGGGAACAATAGCAAAAGGCAACTTCTGCGTTGGCGCTGACAAGACAACATTCTCTGCCCATGCAACGACCGTAACCGTGGTGTTCTCCACAATCCCAGACACATGCTTAAGCGACACCACTTCGCGTATATGAAGGGTGGACGAAGACGAATATGTTCCTGCTATAGTATCCCACGCATTCAATTGATTAATGAAAGGGAAACGTAAACATCCACCTTGTGACGTGGTAGGATCTAAGAACACATGAGGTCTCTGTGAATGTCCCACATTTAGAGCGTCGGGACCACCAGGCGCTAGCGATGTTTGATCATCCGCTCGATTGATGTGTACTGAAGCCATAAGCACACCGTAATGAAATGGCGTTCCGTTAATCAAAATCTTGACACAAATGTCAGCCTTCAACATAGCATGGTGAGCGATACGGTTGACTACCTTTTTATTAGTGAAAAATAAAACGGCAGGATTAAGCAAAACCTCAGGAAAAGGAGTTCCAATCTTCCAAGCATAGGACCCAATGTTAATGGGACGCGCGAAAAACTTCGCTATATCTGTATCAGAAACATCAGCTGTGTAAAAAGTATCGTCACGTGCTTGGCGAAATTCTGCCTCAACATCAGCAGTATCATCTGAGAACGTGGTCAGAGGTCGCGTCACTTCAGTGGAAGCAATTGGATTGTGAACTAGCTCTCCAGATTGGGGTGCGAAAAGCCGAGGGGCAAAATCTTTGGGTTTGTCTGCATTACTATCCGGTTTCGGGGGGTCTACCTTAGGTACATCAGGCTTTGGTTGTTCAACCTTTCCCTTAAGATTCTTTGCGAGTTCAATACATGGTGCAAAGAAATCTATAGGTGGGGGATCACCCTTGGGTAGAACCCAATAATCGATATATTCCAACCTTTTTGTGATCCACAATTTCCTAACCTCGGGAAACACCTCTCCTTTACTATCATAACAATCAGTAGGATAAAGATTTGGCTCAATATCAGACGACTGAGGGACATATTTCATATGATGAAGGGTGCGAGCAGCGCGCCGAGCAATAATAAAATAAGAATCAAGCATAGAATAGGGTAAAAATTGAAAACAATCGGTGTTACCGAAAGTACAGACGTTGGCGAAATCTCGGAGCCTCCCTTGATCATCATCGTAGTGATGGACACTTACGATGGGATCAAAAGATACATTAGAGATTTCAAGCGGGTCATCCAACCCTTGTGGCATACCACCATTTTGGTTTCGAGGGTTACTAATCCTCAGGGTCTCAATAGAAATTGATTCCCTAATTTGTTCATTATGTGCAAAAGTTTCGAGTAATATTAAAGACGAGGATATACTCATGACCCCGTCCGTCTGTTTATATACATAAAATGTGCAAAGCCTAAAAAGTAATATGTACACTATACAATTTGGTATCCATATACACACTTAAGCAATTTTCTCTATCATCTCATCGTAATCGCACGACAAGTTAATAGAATGTAGGTGAAAATTATGAACTGTCGCAACGGCGCTCAACTCACTGCGCATACGCTCATAAAATTCCCTACCGCGGGGTGCGAATTCCCGTAACGCCCCGTCCACCACGGAGCCCGCCCATTCGGCTTCGGTAACATCTGTGCTAGCCATCCTGGTGTGAAGAGACTTAAAAATGGACGCTAAGTCGAGAACACCTACACGCCGGCCTAACTCCTCACAATACATATCATGTCTCTTCAAAAAATCTACATCTCCAAGCTCAAGGTAACGAACGTGATCCCCTTCTTTGCTCGGTGGAGTGTACTTCATACCTATACTGTTAATATAATCGGACTTGGTGATGTTATTGTAAAGAGAACAACCCACGCGAACGCTACCGATATCATCATCACCGTATGTTATCATACTGACGTTATCTCTAAACACTTCGGTGGCGGGATACAACGAATAAAACGCACATCGAGATATCAAAGAATTAACGATAGAATTTATATAAACGGTGAGATTGTGACCAGATGGATTTCCACCGTGCAATATCACCATAGTACCG